CGGGTATCACCAGTGGTCGCAGATGTAGATCCGTATGAACTGGAAATGTTTTGTGCGGTGGTTACTGTGATGGGGGAAGAGGCGGTGCCTCCAATGAAGCCGTTGTCAGACGCGACTGGGCCTGAAAATCGGGTTTGAGCCATTATAAAACTCCTTTAAGGTGTTGATACTTTAACGCAAGACGCCTTACTGAACTAGTGTCTGAACTCAATTTTCTAGCCCGTTCTGCGTAAGACATGTCCGGATTTTCAAGTATGAACCTCAGCTTGGCAATAAATTTCGGGTCTCCGTGAAAGCGAGCCATTTGAGCCTTGGACAGAGTAGCACGGTATTCCGGACTTCTGAAGTCAAAAGTTGATGCCCTGCGGCCAAACCTAATACGCTCCTTGACTTCCTCACTGTGGGTCTTACCTCTCATTGGAGCTTTGGCAAAGTCCGCTATGTTGTAGACGGTGGGTGTATCGAACCAAGCCTCTTTCTTTAAAAACGTCTCTTCCAGCATATCCAGCTCTTTGATATCTTTGCATTCCACCTCTATTTCGCCATAAAAGTTTTCTGCACCGTATTTGTTGTAAGCGTTTTGCAAATGCGGGTTGGGGTGTTTGTTGTTACGCAACAACCTAAAATGCTCTTTGATTCTTTTTTTGGTTCGCTGTGACTGGCCTACGTAACACTGCCCGGTAGCCTTGTTGACTATCTTGTAGATACCGCAAATATCAACTTTGTATGGCACACACAACTCCTTTTTGTGTAGTTTATGCCATTCCTATGAAATAAAAAAGGGGGCCGAAGCCCCCTTATTTGCCTTAAAAATCAAGGACTTAGGAAGCGCCCGGCGAACCAAACATACCCAGTGGATCCGAGAATCCGAAGCTGTAACGCTCACGAGCCTTGTAACGGACGTTACCGGTGTCGAAGTCACCGTCCATGCTGTTTTGCAGCGGGGTACGGACAAAGTGCTTCATACCGTTGGGAACGTCTGTCGTCAGGAACCATGCGTTCGTGTCCGTCAGATAGTGGTTAACTGTGTAACCCTCTGGGATAGAACCATTGTTCTTGATGGCGTTGATGTCGTTGTCAGCCGTAGCTACGCGAAGCTCAGTCTCAAGCAGACGGGTCGCCACGAACATCAGTGCGGGCGGAACAATCAGCTTCTTGGGCTTGGCAGCGATCAGCAGACCACGCTCATCCGTCCATGCAGCGATCTGAATAACAGCCGCCTCAAGGGAGGTCTCATTCAGGTCAGCAGGCGTGGCCGGCTCGTTGGAGTTAACTCCACCAGATACCAGGGGGTGATCGGTAGCAAACAGAGGTTTGCCATCACCGCCCGGGAAGTTAGCGGAGAAACCATTGTTAAGCACGTTGGCGGCTTTAACTTGTTTGGTATAAGCCATAGCACGAGCCAGTGCCTTGGTGTACCGGGACGACAGGCTGTCGTACAGGTTGTCCTCGATTGCCTCTTCGGTGATCGAGAAACCCAGGGCGATGGTTTCGTGGTTGTAACGTGCAGTGAAAGCTTCCTGCGCATTGTCATAAGCAATGGCAGCGCCCTCGTTCTTCACCGGAGCGGCGGAGAATCCGGACAGCTTGGTTTCTTCTTCGAAAGAACGCTCAGAGGTCTCAGTCTCATAGATCTCTTTATGCTCTTCCCCGTAGGTTGCGTATTGCAGACCAAACAGTGCGTTCAGGCCCGGGAGCAACTCTTTCAGTAGTTGTGCGCGTGAAATAGCCATTTAATTAGCTCCTTATGCCGACACCTGGGATCCGCCAGCATTGTAGTACTGGTGAATACCAAAGTTGAACTTAACGATTACCTCGGTATAAGAACCGGGGAAACCAGCGATGGCTGTGTCAGGCACTACATCAATGATCTTAAACGGCAGGGCCGTCTCAGTATCGGTAGTAGCAGAAACGGCAGCAGCCGAATCACCAGTCGTGGTCGAACCATCAGCAGCGTTCGGCACATAAGCGGTGTTCTGACCAACAGCAGCCTGGGTCACAAACGATACCGTGGTAGTACCAGCGGTAACGACTGCAACTTTCATAAGTGCATCCGGATCATCCAGGACGAAAGCCTTGATGTCAGTTGCAGTCACGCCACCAGGATAGTACTGTTGCTGGAGCAATTGCTTGGTTGTGGGGTTGGTGTACTGGCAGCCCAGGAAAACACCAACGACGGAAACACCGGACGCTGTTGCTGCGACTTTAGTAATCGTACCGCCACTGTTCAGAACCACAACATCACCATAATAAATGGCGGTGCCGGAGCTAGAAGCAATGGGCAGCAGACGGGTCGAGCCAGCAAACACCTGTCCGCCGATCAAATTGATCGGACGTAGCCCGTAGGGGCTTGAAACAGCAGGATATGCCATGTTAAACCTCGTTCAAAAAGTTATGAGCCTTTACCGAAGCTAACCGACGACTTCCGCTCTCTATAAAGCGGCATCCGTGGGTCAGATTCGCGCATGAAGTTGTTATCAACAGATTCAGTCTGGCTTTCGGTGATCTTTTGAAAATGAGCATTCCGTTGCTCGACTAATTCTGTCGGGGTCTTGCAGAGAATCAGTCCACCAATAACTACGTTGTCTTTGAACTTTTCATTAATGTCAGTCCCATGCAACATCAGTTCTGGGTGGTCGGACGCCCTGACGGGTTCCCATCCCTCGCGAAGTTTGGCAGACAAGTTGGTTGGATCAGCTTGATTCAGAGTTGATAAACGAATCCAACGAAACGCATAGCCTTCCTGTGGGGTTGGCTCGGGTAAAAGAGTAGGAGGTGTCCAGCTCTTTACACGCTCGGTGGTTTCACGTTTTTCGATCTCACGACTATTTCTGTTCTCAGCCATTTTGTTTCCTCGCTTCTTCTGCAACCTTTTTGGCATAGAGTTCCAAAGGAACGCCAAGCCGCTTGGCGATGTTAACCTGCGTTTGTGTTAACACGATCTTCTTAGAGGCCGTGCTGCGGGTCGCAGGCGCTACCACGCTTTTTGTGGCACGAGCAGGCTTTTCAACCTTCTCGGTAACATCTTCCGGAGAATCAAAGGCATCCGGAAAAACTTGTCGCATACGAGAGTCAATGCGCTCGTAGTACTCTTCACTTCTCGGGTCGATGCCCGACTTGACTAGCTTCTGGTGCAATCCAAGCGCAAAACTAGTCATTTCCTCGTCCTGTCCAAACCACCGATTTTCTTGTTGCCAGGCAAGTGCTTTGGTGTCAGCTTGAGGCGCTTGAACGATTTGTTGCGTTTCTACTCCCTTTTCTTCCTCCTGTAAAGGGGTAGGTTTAAAAGAAGCAATCCGCTCGGCTTTCATCTTTGCCGCGGTCAGGGCATCTTGTGCCTCAACCAGCGCCTCAGAATCACCGGCGTCGTACGCTTCCTTGAATTTCTTTTTAGCCTTTTCTAGCTCTAGCTCAGTGGCCGCTTTGGCCTGATTGATTAGAGCTTCCTGGCCTTTATTCAGGGAACCTTTGAGTTTCTTGTTCTCCTCAATAATGGCTTGGGCTAACCGAATGGCCTCCTCTTTCTCGCGCATGGCGGCTTCTTTAGCCCGGCGCTCGTCGTGGTAGCCCTTGGTAAATTTCTCAATCCGCTTGCGGACGTTTTCCGAGTACTGGGCAAGCTCGTCCTCAGACGGATCTTCCGGTGCAGCTTCCAATGGCTTTCGGCCACGGTCTTGTTCCGGGGTGTCGTCTACAACCTCGATATCAGAATCGTTAGCCTTAGATTCTTTCTCTAGAGGAAGCTCTTTCTGGGGAGGCTCCTTAGCCTCTTTTTCGTCCGGAAATTCAAACTCTACTTTTTCTTCAGCCATTTTCTACTCCTTAAGCACGGGAAATTCCCCGGGGATCCTCAACCACGGCCTCGACAGAATCGTCGTTTATCAGCCTAAATTCCCGGCCATGAATCTTGACTCGGGTACCAGTGTTAGCCCTGACCAGCACGAAATCACCCTTCTTACACCACGGGCCGTGAGGAAAGCGGTCTTTGTCTTTGTAGCAGTCCGGACCAAGCTCAACTACGAAAAGGACATTGGTAAGCAGTTCTTCATACCGCATGATCTGCTCGGCTTTGAGAATGCCGCTTTCGTATTTGTCCTCAATCTCAGGGATACAAACTAGGATCTTGTATCCCATAGGCTTAGGCAGCTGCCTTGCCTTTTCCTCGGGAGTCTCGGGTAAAACCGTCGCCTCCTCCGGTGAATCAGGGTTTACCCCTATTAAAAGTTCACTCATCAGAGTTCTCCAAATTGCGCACGAGGTCTTCTACTAGTTGTTTTGCGGCGAGCAGCCCTCGGATCTTGCCGCAACTTTCTCGGTACTCGGCGTAGTCTTTCGGCTGGCCGCTACCTAGAAATTCTTGTGTCTGTGCAATTTGGTCGTCTAACTGAGAGGAAATTACTTCTAGCACTCTCGTTTCCATTCATTATCCTTTTGGTTTGAGTGTCTCTTTCAATATTGCGGTTTGGGCTTTCTTGTCTTCGCCGCGCTCTTTTGCTGCCAATCTCATAGCCTCGCGTTTGTTCTCGGCCATAATCCGCTCGCGCTCGATCTCTTGTTGCTGAGCCTTGAGCTGTAGATCGGCCTGATCCTTCTGAGCCTGCATTTGAAGTTTTTGAGCCTGGAGCTGGAGTTCTTGTTGTTGCATCTGGATAACAGGATCTTGTGCCTGGGCTTGTGCCTGCTGTTGAGCTGCTTCTGCCTGATTCTTCTGAAGAAGCTGGGCCGAGGCTTGAGCCACGAGCTGAGACAGGTTGACTTCCACATCCTCTGGCAGGTTCTTGTCCGGCGGGGGCAGCGGAACACCCAGCGTATTCTCAATATCACGGCGATATTTGAATCCAAGGTGTTCTGCGATGTGGGCCATGAGCGAAGCCTGGATCTGTTGAGCCATCGGGTTCTGGCCAATCGCTCCCATGATCTTGGGATCTTGCATCATCGTCTGGTGAACAGCGATGTGTGCGTCGTGGTCTTGGTAAATGAATGCCTTGAGAGGTTTGCCCTTCAAAGCATTCATGTTTTCCGATACCGGATCTACAGGCTTTTGATCGTCGATGGTCGGTACGAGCTTTGCTGCATCCTTAATGCCAAGGACGTCAAGCATCTGGCGGTGTAAAGCAGGAAGGTCGTAAATCTGAGGCGCGGATTGAGCCAGTTGAATAACCGCCTGATACTGGACAACTCGCTGCGCCATAGTGGCGGCGTTTGGATCAGAGACTGGGATGACTTCAACAAGGTCGTAATCACTTTTCTTTGCGCGGGGCGGTGCGTTCTGCGGTTCGTAAGCATAAGCGTCCTCCGTATAGTCGCGAATGATGTTCTTCAGGAGCTTGAACTCCTGTTTCATTGCGTGGTGGACCCTCGCCTGCACGGCACTCATGGTCTTCAGCTGTCTTTCAAGTAAAGCCAGAGTTGTGCCGACCGGAGCTTGTGCGCTCATATCGGACACTTTCATGTCTGCGACTGAAGCCAAGCGACGGGCTTCGTCGTTTACTTGATTAAGTAGTGCAAGAAGGGTCTGACTCGGCTCTTTATAGGGCAGAGTCATTATGTTGTCTTTAATTGCTCCGCCGGGAATGTCTACATCTCTAAATTCACCAGGAGCAATCGGTGTATCGTCTCCCTTTACACGGAGTCCTCGGGCTTTAAGCCCTCCTGGAAGGTTAGCCAAGGATCCTGCGTCAATAAGTTGACGTATAAGCGTCGTGCCTCCGCGAGCATACCCACCGATAATATGAATGAGGCCAAGGTTGTAAAAGCCAAAGCCGGGAATATAACCATAGTGGACAAAATGGGTCCGTTTAAGCTTAAGGGGGTCATCGGGATTCCAGTTTCTACGAATGGCGAGGACTGTTGAAGTCCCTTTATCAATCGTAACGATGTACGGGAGTGCGATTCCATCTTTATCCTCGTATCCTGGCAGGTCAAGATCAGCTTGAATCTCAAGCAATGTGTACCTGTCATCTGAAGTCAGCGTGAAGCCTGCCTCTTCCGCCTTCTTCCTTTCAATGTCGGTCTGAATAAAGACCGGATCTCCTAGATCTACGTCTCGGTAAAAGCCGGCGACCTGTAACCGCTTTAATTCGTTGCGCGTTTTACGCATTACGTGAGTAACACGTGGCGCTGTTTCAAGATTAGATGCGCCGTAAGGAACGATCACATCTTCTGCGGTTACAAATATCGCAACCTGACGTCCGAGGCTCGGATCGTAATAAACCTTTTTAAATGCTGACCCTTGAAGGCCGAGAGAGTAAAGAAGTCTTTCATGTTCTGGGCGGTATTCAACCATTACTTCAGTCAGCTGGTAATTCATGTCCTGCTGAACTCGCTCTGATGCCTCTTCTTTAAACTTGTTAGGCTGACCTATGATCTTCGTCTTGACCGGTCCCTTGGCCGGGAAGGTCTCCATGATCGTCTCGGACTGGAATCTGATCGCGGCCTCTGAAAGCAAAGTGGAGAAGATTCCACAGGCGCCGTTCCAGGGTTCGGTTCTTTCTTCATATTTAATTCCTAAGACCTCCAGACCTTTGACCAACATGTCGGCCCAG